TGCAGAACCATAGGATGATCGCCCCGACCAACAGCAGGATGGCGATGACAATGGCGATGTTGATGATGCCCAGAATGAGTCCGCTCAAACTCATGTGACTACCCTCCCGTTAGGATTTGGTCATCTCGACCCGGTAGAGAGCGCCAAATGTTTTGGCCTCGGCGGTAACGATCTCGACCAGATGGAACTTCTTGGGAATGCGAACGCTCTCATGTCCGGAGTATTTGGGTTGCTTGTCGTCGGCCGACATCAGCAGCGGCACGCCGCCGGACTTGCGATCGACACGAAACAGCCGCCCAGGGTAGTCCTTCGCGCTGACGCCCTGTGCTTCGGTCGCAAAGCTCAAGGGAATCCAAAGCAACGGCTTTCCCTGGATGACGGCGCCGTCCTGGAACACTCGCCAATACGGCACCGCTTCCCGGATCGTGATGGTGCGGATGGTGCCGCTGCCGCTGACGTCTGACGTCAATCCCTCGGTGGTCCAGCGCGAACCGAAATTGCCGGCCGATGTAATATCCTCTCGGCCTTTCTCAACCATCGTCTCGGCAAGCTGATCGGTGGCCGTGTCGATTGCCGCTTGGACCTTCAGCCGATACTTTTCCAGATTGCGATCAAGTTGTGCGTCGAACGTTGGACTCTCAACGCGAATGCCGATCGCCATCAGATCTGCTCTATCGATGCGGGCGCGTCACGCGGAACTTCAAGAATCAGTTTGCGACCATCCGCAAGCGATGCCACGAGTAGCGTCGCATCGCGCTTGCCTACAGGCTCAAACTTGGCATTCACATAAGCCAGAACAGCCGGCTGTCCATCTACAGTGCCCTGCTCGATCATGTAATCTTCTTCTTGGAAATGCGATCAACAGTCCGATAGAGATTGCGCCACAACGTGGTGCCCTTGGCCTCGCCTGCCGCCTTTGCCACATAACCCTCCGGCGTCTTAGCCACCGTCTTGAGACGCTCGCTGATGATCCGGCTGTAACCAAGATGCTCCGGGAATTGCCCGGTCGTGTATTTGATACGCGCCATCTCGGCGAGTGTTTCGTGAAAGGCAATGTTGTGCGAAACATTGTGTTCATGATAGCCCTTCCAATACTCTGCGCTATAATCCGACACACCATCTCCCTTGTGAAACTCCTCAGTGCCGTGCGCATAAAGCGCATCGTGCATCGCAGTATAGTCAGGATATTTCTTGTCGTAGGGTTCGCGCAGACTGCCGTCGGGTTTCATCATCGCATCAGTGCCGCCGCGCTTGCCCCACCAATATGGGTGATCCGGATCAGGCGCCGGACCAGGGTCTTTCGAAATGGCATCGGATTCACGTCGATAAGCATCGAGCGCACCCTGAAACTTTTCATGCTCGATCTCGTGCGCAGTGACACCAGCCACGCTTTCCGGCTGCAAATGTTCCGCATATAACCGGATGCGGCCCTGTTCGCCCTTCGTGATCTCCGCGTCACCGGCTGCTACATGCATTACGCCATTGACATCGAATTGCCGCGTGCCCGCCACAACGTCTATGCGTGAACTATCGAAACCGAGGTCCGCGGAAACTTTATCAGCCGTGGCCCGAACCTGCTCGTGGCTCATGCCGCTTGCTTTTTCACCACCCTCCGCGCCGCCAGCCGGGCCACCGCCAGTCCATTTGCCAGACGGATCGCGCGGTTGATCCGGGCTATAGTCAGGCAGCAGGGCGGCGTCTTGTCCGAGTACGGGCGCGCCGAATCCCAGGAGTGAAAGCTGCGCAGGATCAACGAGCACCGGCACAAGCGAGCAGCGGCAATTCGGATGCGCAGGAATCAGGAAGTCCGCCTCATCGAGCGTGTATGGTCCAGCATCAGCGATGTCGTTGCACTCGTCACAAACGCGATCATCGCCAGCGGTTTGCACATTTACTTGTTCTTCTTCTTCTTCTGGTGCTGCCGCTTCGGCTGCTAGCGCTTCGATCGAAGTGGCTTCTTCAGCCGCCGCCGCTGCGGCTTCCTCGGTCGCTGCCTCCGCGGCTGTTTGCTCGACTGCCTGCTCGGCCGCTTGCGCCGCATACTCGGCCGCGCGCGCCTCTTTTCTAGCGGCAAGCACCTCCTGCCAGGCCGCCGCAGCCTCTTTTTCTCTTGCCGCCGTTGCGGCCTTCGCTGCCGCTACTTCCTCGCTCGCCCGCGCGCGAGAGATCGCTAATCCAGACTGAGCTTCGGCCCGGCTCAGGCTGAGCATGGCGCCAGCCTTATGAGCCTCGATCTCGGCCGCCACCCGCGCCTGTTCGGCTTCCAGCTCCGCTTGCGCCACCGCTTGCTCGGCTTCCCGTTGGCGTTGCTGGGCCGCAAGCAACTCGTTTGCCACCCGCAGTTTTCGTTCCTCTAGGGTCTCGGCGTCACGCATCCGATGATCGTGACGCAAATGATCCCGCTTCAAGAACCGCGAGGGCTTACGCGGCTCCAGGCGCTCGGGCACGATGCCGACCCGCGTGATGCCGGCGGCGCGGAATTGCGCCAGCCGACCGGAGTTGTGCAGCTTAACCGTTAACGTGTTGGTCGCTGCCCGCACGCGTGCGTCACCGACCTTCCGCAGCACCGGCAGAACCTGGCGGTACATCGGTTGCGGCTTGCGCCGACCGAGCGCGGCGCCGGCGGCCTGCCGCGTCACCTGCTGCACCAACGCCGCCGCGATGCCCGCGAACTCGCGACCGGCGAGCTCGCGGAACACCGCCGGCAGTGGCGCGGCACCGGGAGGCGTGTGTGTCAGCGCACTGCCTGCTGCAAATCCGGAAGCGTAGGCGCGCTCGAGGAACCGCTCCCACCAGCGGCCGCCAAGCAACTGGGCGTTAACCGTCTGCTCGAACCATTGCATGAACGCCGCCAGCCGATTACCGGGATGCGGCAACAACTGCGCCAGCGGATTGCCGCGCGCCGCCATCAGGTCGTGCTCGACCAGCATCGTGTGCGTCAGCGAGCGCACGCGCGCCAGGCGGCGATTGCCTTCGGCCAGGAATGATCGCCGGAGGCCCGCGGTGCCGGTCGGGTCGCTCACCGAGCGGCGCCTCCCGCAGCGCCAGGCACATCAATCGCCACCGCAAACTCACGCAGCATTTCCTGCGGCACCGGCGCGGCGCGCGTGCCAGAACGAAACTTGATGAAGGCAATGGCACGCCCGACATCATGCGAAACGAGCACCGCCGCGCCCGGCACCACTACCGGCAACGTGAGCTCATAGCCGTCGAGCGTGAACAGATCGTTGTAGAACACGCCGTCCGTGCTGATCTGGAACGTCAGCGGCGCCGCGTCCGTCCAGGCACCCGGCATGGTGAGACGCACCAATTCGCCGGCGCTACAGTCGACGGCGTCCGACAGCGATTCACCGGCTTGTATGAAAGGGCCGTTCAAAACCTGCAAGGTCATCGTGTTACCTCTGCATCAAATTTGGTGGCCCACCGGAGAGACATGGTGATGGTACACAGGGATGCTCCCGGTGGGCCTTCCTGCCTACTGAGCATTGATGGATGGATCAGCGGGGCGGGACTCTATTTCGCTTTAGGCCTCAGGTTTGCGTTTCCGCGCTTGTAGCTATCAACTCGAATACGCTTTTTGACGCTGCCGTCCTTATTACGAATTACACGCCAGTAGGCGTGAACCTCGTGCCGCCGCTTCCTATGCTGATGCCGTGGCATCGCCTCGGCACTGCCGGCGCAGCAACCGCGTCAGCCCGGCCAAGCCCAGCAAGCCGGCGGCGAAGAACGGCAAGCTCGCGGGCAACGGGGTCACCACTGCCGCCGGTGCGGCCTCGATGAAGAACGAGTCCGGCCCGTCGTTGAGGCCGCTCATAAGCGCCACGAAGCCAATCGTATCTCCCACATGAACGTCGTTGAGATTGAGCAACGCTCCGGTGATAGAGTAGTCCGGGAAGCCTGTTCCATTGTTGAGTGACGGCACGTTGCCAGGAGTTCCGCCGGTGAACGACGCCAGCACGGTATGCGTAGTGAAGTCGAGGAAGAAGAACGAGTTCAGCGTCTGCGGCGAGTTGGTGTCGTTGACGTCAACGCCGATGCTGAAGCCGAGGCTGGTGTCGCCGTTGAGCAACAGGAAAGCCAGGAATGGACTGCCCGCGCCGACGGTGTAGCCGGTGGCGAACGTGTTGTCGGCCAGCGTGTTGCGGCCGCCGTTGCCTTGATCGGAAAAGGCGGTAATCGATGATACGCTGCCGTTGTTGCTGTAGTCGTTGTAGCCGAAGTTCGCCGGCTGCTGCGGCTGGTTGGCGCCGCAGATGACGCAGGGCGCGTTCTGCGGCTGGTTGCCGGCGGGCACCACGTTGCCGAGGCTCAGGCTGCCCGAGTTGGTGGTGTCCCAAGTCACACCGCCTAGCGTGACGCTGCTGGCCGCGCCAGGACAGGTAAGCGCCGCCAGGATGGCGGTCGTAGCCAAAACTCTCTTCATAGGTTTATTCTCCGTTGGTTATCACTCGGTTGTTTTCTTCGGATTATAGGCATGCAACACGCCTTGCGGTGTGACGATCATATGCGGCTGCGCTAGAGCTACTTTTTCGTTGTTACGCAAGACAGTCCAACCGCGCGGCGTGATAACAACAGTCGCTGGCTTGCCAGTGTTTTCCGCGTGCTTCCATGCCACCAATGCGGCTGCGTGCTGGCTGTCGCCTTCGCCACGCGACTTCGACTGGAATCCTTGCGCTTTTAGGTCCGCGCGCCCCACATGCTCAAATTTATTAGTTGCGGTCTCATGCGGGCTTGTCGGCTTCGCAGACTCACCGCCGCAGAATTCGCCCGTCTTGGGATCGTGGCACTCGTTGCCGGCGTCTTCCTCGTCAAGGACGAAGGCGCTATCGCGCGGCTCCGGTGGCGGTGGCGGCACGTTTGGATCAGCCGGCGGCGCATTCGGATCTGGCGGTTGTCCCGTGAACGGCGCCAGTTGCGGCGGCGGCGGCGCCGGCGCATTCGTCTCCTCGACCGTATCGCCCTCGGCCGCCGCATCCTGGAGCGCCTGCTCGAGCCCTGGATAGAACCCGTCCTCAATCAACTGATTGATGCGCGCATGCGCCAGCGCGGTCGCCGGGATCTGGCCCTCGTCAGCGTCGATCTTGTAGGTCTGCGCCTTCTTGAGCGCCAAATCCGCCTTCTCGCCGTCGGTCTGCTGCCACAACGAGTTCCATTCGTAATAGATTTCGTCCGGCCGGTCGCCCAACGACGAACGGATTAGCACCTCGTCGAGAATGTTCATCGCCGGTGTCAGGTTGACCGACTGCTCGCTCGCCAGCCGATCGTAGTAGTTGCGGAAATCTGCCTCACCGGTGGTGTTGAGGCCGCGATGCGGAAGACCCAGAAACCGCGAGGCTGGAATATCGGCGGCGCCCGACGTGATCTGCAGGTAGGCCGTCAGCAAGGCCTCGGCTCCCGCCAGGTTGGTCCCGATGCGCTGCCACTCCTCGCCGGAATCCAGCAGGATGGTGTTGATGATCGACTTGGCGGCGTTGGCGTTCTTAAACCGGCTGATGATCTTTTGCGTGCCGGGGGCGGTCGACAGCTCCTCGCTTAGGTTGGGCACCTTGATGACATCTATCTTCATCTCCGACATCAACGTCGCCAACGATCCAGCAATCAACCCGCACGCCTTAATGGCACTGTTGATCGGCTGCAACACGCTATCGCCGAACGATGACGTGCTCGAGGTGAGAATGTCGGGGGGCGGCAGTCCGACGAACCGCACGACGCGCGACGGATGCAGTTTGACTTGCAAACCAGGCATCTGCGAGAACGACGCGGAATTGGTCAGCACGGGGCGGCCAAATCGCTCGAACTGTGTCTGCAACTGATACCAACTGGGCTGCCCCCAGTATGGCGAGCTTACGTCCCAGACTGTGTCGCCCATCGACAAATAGTGCCACGGCACCACGTGCAGGAACTTCAGATCGCCCTCGCCGACCGCTTCAGGGACGAGCTCCTCCTCTGGATTGCCGGATTCGACCCCGATGACGATGACCGAGCCGCCGTACAGCCGCGCCTTGACCAGCGCCTGCTGCACCTTCATCCGCACGAACAATTTTCGCTCGCACATCTCGAGCTTGGTGATCTGGTCCTGCTCGGCCTGCCACGCCCGCCATTCCCGCGTCATGTCAAAGGCCGGAATATCGATGCACTTGCGCGCGATCCAGTCGCCGCGATAGGCGATCTCACATTCGGCCAACGACATCGGGTCGAACGTGTATTCCTGCGACGCGAATTTGTCGCGGCCAGGCACACCGAGGCCAGCGAGCAGATTTTGCATGCCGTCACGTAGTTTTGTGACGACGCCCATCAAGCGCGAGCCTCAAACCTGTCACGCAATTTTTCGAGCATGGCTTGCAGTACGCTTTCCATCGCGCTCAGCAACGCTTCCTGTCGTTCTGGTTCGCTGCGATGGTCGCTATCGCAAACAGCAACGAGCACATCGAGTATTTGCTGATAGGTCTCGTGTTCCATTTTTAAGGTCTCTGCTCGCCATGGCGTCGAGATTGTACCC